AGTACGCCTGGATCGACCTGCCCGCCCACCTAGCAGCTGCTCTACAGCTTTACGCAGAGATGGAGGCTATACCTCCAGGAAGTTTACACAAGTGCCGACCGCTGACATCCCGCACTAGAGCTGCGTGGTTTGACCGGGTTGACCTGATTTTTGAGATTGTGAGGGAGATTTATGGCCTGGATAGTTAGAGATTTGGTATGCACCCACTGCGATCACAAGCTTGTGGGCGAGTTATACAAGAACGGGGAAGAGGCCGAGGTAGAGTGCCCCGAATGTGGCGTCCTTGGAGGCTGTGTTATTGACGGCATCTCCGCGCCTACTCTCAGTACCTACGAGATGGCAGACAGGGATGGCAAGGCAGAGATTCTCATGAAGCGCTCTGCTGAGCACACCAAGAAGCAGATTATGAAGGACGCTGACAAGTTCGGCGGCCACGGTATGCAGCGGCGACACGATTACCAAACGGGGAAGATCAAATGAGAGATCCAGCCAGAATCCCTGTGATCCTGGGCCAGCTTGAGATGTTGTGGGAGCGATACCCCGACCTCAGGCTTGGGCAACTGATCTTGAACGTCTTTCGGGATGACTTCTATCATCTAGAGGATGAAGATCTGATAGACCAGCTATATAGCGCTTATGACCATCTAGAGACCGAAATATGATCAAGGGCTCAGAGTATGGGGTAATCAACCAGGTTCCTATGTCCGTGAGGAAGGGCCTGGAGGACTCCAACTTGTATCTTGTTCACACTCCTGAGGAGTGGAAGGCTTTCTTTGAAGTCTTGATGAGTAAGAAGCTGGTTGCGTGCGATACTGAGACCACCGGCTTCCGTTGGTACCAGAATCATCGCATAGTTGGTATGTCTTTTGGTTGGGGTCAGGACAACTTCTACGCACCTGTGCGACATAAAGACTCTTTTACCGGAGGAGTCCAGCCACAGCAGCTAGACATGGACGTGATCCGCAAGGACTTGCAAACCTTCTTCGCTCAGCAAGACATCTTCACGATTTGGCACAACGCCAAGTTCGACATGCACTTCTACAATGCTGACGACATCAAGGTGTTGACCCCGTTCCACGATACCTCGTTCTCCTGGCATTTGCTGGACGAGAACGCTCCTAATGCTTTGAAAGCAATCTCTTCTGGGTGGACAGACACCATGAAGCAGCGTCACAAAGGCTTGTACGGCCCTGAGGCTGCTGTGAAGGAGAAGGAAGTCAGCGCGTGGCGTAAGGCCGAGGCTAAGGGACGCCGAGACTTCCTCAAGAGACTGATCATGTCTAGAGCCGACGAGCTAAAGACGGACATGATGCATCAGGACAAGAACCGTACTCAGCTGAAGAAGTGGATTGCGCAGAACGAGCTACACGATCACGAGTACGTACACTCCAAGAAGGATGACATCGACTACGGTTACCTCCCCGTCTTCCCGCTGATGACAGAGTATGCCAGCATGGACACGTTCCTAACCTGGGGCGTTCATCACCACGTCATGGGCAAGCTGAACCTGACTTCAGATTTGGCCGACGTGTATATCAACGAGGTGAAGCTGTGCAAGGCACTCTTCGAACAAGAAGAGGGCGGCGCTCTAGTTGACCGAAAGGTGCTAAAGGACTTGGAGAACGAGCTGAAGGTTGAAATCGAGGAGGCCGCGAAGAAGGTCCACGGTGTCCTGGGCGACTTCAACATCTCTTCCAACGATGCGCTTCAGGAACGTTTGCTGAAGCATGGAGTCAAGCTCACCAAGAAGACCAAGACCGGATACTGCGTAGATAAAGGTGTATTAGAATCTCTACAGAAAAAGTATCCCATTGTTGACGACATCCTGTACCTCCGAGAGTCAGAGAAGCTCCTCAACACCTACGCTATCGGTATCCAAGATAAGATGGACACTGATAGCCTCATTCACATGAACTTCAACCAGAACGTGACTACGGGCCGCATGAGCTGCCGTGAGCCCAACGTGCAGAACATCCCGCGCGGTGATACACGTATTCGTAAGGCCTTCATATGTCCAGAGGACCACTACTTCGTCTTTGCTGACTATTCGCAGGTTGAGGTTAGGCTAACAGCCCACTTCTCTGAAGACCCAGTTATGCTGGACGCCTACGCCAAGGACCAAGATATCCACACCCGTACCGCTTGTGAGATGTTCGCAATCCCCTACGACGAGTTCATTGCTGTCGCAAGTGACGACACGCACGAGTACTATAAGAAGTACTCAGAGCTTCGTACTGTGGCTAAGCGAATCAACTTCGGCATCATTTATGGTGTTGGCGCACCTGGCCTCTCTAACCAGATCCCTCGCCCCGAACGTTTCAAGGATTCCCCTGAGAGTGTGTGGGTAGAAGCCTGCCAGGAGTACATCAATACGTACTTCCGTAAGTACCGTGGTGTGAAGCGCTTTGTAAATCGTTGTAAGCGTGAAGCCAAGAAGAATGCTGAGATTCCCAACTATTTTGGTAGGGTACGCCACCTGCCTCACGTAAATGCTGTGAAAATCCTAGGAGATGAGGGCAAGTGGATGGCAGGACGGGCTATGAGGCAGTCTCCAAACTTTGTCATTCAGTCCACAGCTGCGGACGTTTTCAAGTTCGCCACGGTCAGGGTTCACGAAGAAGTGTTCAAAAACACAAAAAGTCGCATTGTTAACCTTGTGCATGATGAGATTCAGTCTTATGTTCATAAGGAAGAACTGAGCCTACTAAATAAGAAGCGGGAAGTCATGGAGGACTTCAACTTCTTAGTTCCACTAAAGGTTGATTTCGCCTACTCCACGACGAGTTGGGCAGATAAAAAGGGGTTAGGATGAAAAAGAAGAAGCTAAAGAATAAGCTAAGGCTGACAGAGGCCCGCCTCTTCCGGCTAGAGCAACACATGTCAGAGTTAGAACAACACACCTATGATGCTGTTGGAGACGACATCGAGCGTCTACACGAGCAGGTAGATATGTGGGCAGGCACTCCGTTGAAGGACCGCGTAGAGAGCTTGGAGGGGACGGCCCTGGCCTTCGCCTTGGACGAGCTTAGGCTTGCCAATAAGCAGCCTGCGTATTCTGGCGTCGTTGAAGAAACTGTTGAAGTTGCTATGGATGTGGTTGACTCCGCTTTTGAGAAGTTGATCCAAGGCCTGGATGACTTAGAGCAGCAGCGGATCCGAGATGCGCAGGTAACCCCTACAGAAGACGACCCTGCTTGGGTTCTTTGCAAACTTCATACTGGTGGCTTTGAACTCTCTAAATATGTCACCAAACAAGGACTTGCGGAAGGTGAAACAGTACTTACACTGTCCAGCAAGGCACAGCTGAAAAGCATGATGAGTTACCTAGCCGACGTACTTCAGTCAACAGGCTGGTTAGAGGGAGACTATAATGAGTGACGAGACACAGGACGATGCAGAAGAGACACAACAACTCTTCGATGTATTCACAATCGGGGAAAATACATTCCCCAACAACATGAGGGAGCACCTGGACCTTCAGAGCAAGCACATTCAGGACTCTTTCATGGAGCACCCGGATTTGTACTCTTGGTACGCTACCGCATATGAGTTGGCTCTGGACGTTGAGCTTCGGCTCAAGGCAGAGCTTGACCGCACCTACGCCCACTGTGACGCTAACGCGAGACAGCAAGCTCAGGCTGCGGGCATCAAAATGACCGAAAAGAAGGTAGAAAACGTCGTAATTACGGACGATTTGTACAAACAAGTTCAGGGGGAATATTTGACTGCAAAGCGAAATACAGGCTTGCTAAGAGCCGGAAAAGACGCTATGATTCACAGACGCGATATGCTCATACAAATGGGCGCAAACTATCGTGCCGAGGGTAACTCGGATATAACTCTTAAACAACAACAAGCACTAACAAGGAAATAATACAATGGGATTACTAGATAAAGTAGCAGCACAAAAGAGCCGCACTGAGGAACAACTCAGTCGTGGCGGGGGACGAGCCGGGGCTAAGTTCTGGCGACCAGAGAACGGCGACAATCATATTCGCATCATGCCACAGTGGGATGAAGCGCTTGATGGCCAGTTCTGGCGCGAGGTAGCTCAGCACTGGAATGTAGGAGAAGACCAGAAGGGACCGATTCTGTGTCCGAAGGAAACACCTGACCTTGAGGGCACCTGCCCAATCTGTGAGGTTGTCCAAGCCCTTCGCGCAGACAAGTCCAACGTCGAGGCACAGCGTCTTGTAAAAGACCTCCGTGCTAAGAAGACCTACATGCTCAACGTCATCGTTGACAAGGATCCAGTCTACACTGCACAAGACGTTTCTGAACATAAGCAGAATCGCCCGCAGGAGGACTGTCCCTTTGAGGTGAACGATCCTAAGATCCAGATCTACGCTTGTCCTTTGACAATCTTCGATCAGGTTCTCGGAATCATCAATACCTCTGGTAAGGATATCACCGACCTCAAAGAGGGACGTGGCGTTCGTATCAACAAGATCGGTAACAAGGACAAGCTCAAGACTCGTTACGAAGTCTATCCTGACCTTGATCCCTCTGATACCGGTTACGAGGACTTGGCCCTTCCAGCCCTTGATAAGGTTGGTTACACTCTAGACCGTGATGGAATGATGGAACTTCTAGAGAGTGGTCGAGCAGCGGATTTCGTGGGTAACTTCCTGCCCAGCGAGACCTCTCCAAGCCTGCCTGCCCCTGCTGAAAAAGAAGCAGCAGAGGAAAAGGCTCCTGTCTCCTCTTCGGATCTCGAAGAGCAAATGCGACAGCGACTGGCCCAGGGCTAAGTGAGGGGGTAGCAAGGAGGGCCACCCCTACGAGGGGGTTCGTGAGGTGGCCCTCCAAAGCTACGTTTTGGAGGTATTTATGGATAAAGACGACAAACTGAAAGCGCGTGAAGCGCTACTTAAGAAGCTCAACAAAG